AAGACAACGATGCTGACGATTGATGAGGTCAAACAGTATCTGCATTTAGACTCGGACGCGGAGGACGATTATCTTCGGATACTCGTTCTTTTAGCTTGCGAAATGTGCGAAAACTACACGCGGCTTGAACTGCCCAAACCGCTGCCTGAAAGCTACAAACAGGCAATGCTCGTGTGTATCGGATATTTTTTTGAACAGAGAGACGGTACAAAGAGCGGTGTTCCAAGTGTATTTTATACGCTCCTGCAGCCATACAGAAAGGCGGCGTTTTAGATGGATTTTTCGAAGCTGCGCCATAGGATAATTTTCTTAAAACCGCTTGACAAAAAGCTGAACGGAATGAAAGAGAATGTGCCTGTATGGATTCCGTTCAATCCTAATCTTGATAATAGCCTCAGTGTTGGCGGTAATACAGATGTATATATTACTGTGGACAGGACAGGCAACGCAATCCTGAAATCAATTGGTGGTCAGTTATACACTCATCAGCTTTCTGTAAAAGAATATGCGGTGTGGGCATCGGTTGCTCCGACAACGGGTCGGGAATATGAAGAGGCACAGAAACTGCGCGGTGAAACCACGTATAAAGTGATTACGCGTTATTTACCGAATATTACATCCGATATGAAAATCATGTTCGGACTACAGGTACTTGATATTATTTCTGTTCTAAATATAAATGAGCGGAATACGGAACTTCAGATTATTGCAAAGGAGAAGGATTGCAATGGCAAGGAATATTGACGTGTTCGGATTTGATGAACTTGAAAAAGCATTTAAGCGGTGCGAGAAAAATTATCCCAATCAGGCGGACGCATTCCTGATGGCGGAGGGACAGGCGGTTAACAAGAAAACAAAATCACTTACTCCTGTCAGAACAAAGAAACTGCGCAACTCATGGCGGCTTAAGAAGGTTAAGCAGTATAAAAGCGGTAAGGTACGCGTTGTGCGTATTCAGTCAACCGCGCCGCATGCTCATTTGATAGAGCTTGGACATGAAGTCGTCAGCGGCGGACGCACCCGTGAACGCGGACGTACACTGAACCGTGTGCAGCGCAGCGCAAGGGGAATAAAGTCCGGAGGATATGTGGAAGGAAAGCATATGCTTGAAAAATCAATATCCGAAGCAAGAACTAAATTCGAAAGCGGCGCACAGAAAATGCTTGACAGGGTGACAAAGGATATTCAAATTTAGGGACACTAAAATGAAAGGGACACTAAACAAATGATAACTGAAAAGGATATACAAACACGGATTTCAGAAATCCTTACGGATGCCGGGTTCAATGTGGTTGCATCCGAGGTGGAGGAGGGGTTTAATAAACCTGCCGTGTTTGTGTCGGTATTTCCTGCGGATGCTAAACTGCTTTCCTGCGGCGGAGCAAGCGAGGAAGTGACCGACTCAATAGAAATTAAATATATATCGGCTCTTGAAACTGTAGAGGACTGCATAGACGCGTCCCACAGGATTAAAGAGCTGTTTTTGTATCAGCCGTTTGATATTGCGGACAGGCATCTCACAGTTGAGGAGATGGAGTTTGATATTGAAAAGACTGCGCTGTATGTCTATTTTGATATTACATTTATTCAGGCGGTGGACAGAAACGAGGAGTATGAGGACATGAGTGAACTTGTGATACGAGGTGATGTTTAATGGGTTTGCCCGAAATACTGATTGAATTTAAGACGAAAGCCGAAACTGCCGTAAGACGAAGTCAAAACGGAATTGTGGCGGTTATCTTAGCGGACGATACAAAGACCGGCGACAGCAATCTCAGCTACAAATACAACTATGAAGCGGATATTGATAAATCCGACTGGTCAGCTGTCAATCTTGATTATCTTAACAAGATTTTTCTTGGCACACCGAAGTGTGTGCTTGTGGAGCGAATTGTCGCAAGTGATGATTACGAAGCTGCTCTGGCGAGATTGAAATATAAGCATTGGAATTGGCTTACCGTTCCCGGCATTGAAAAGAGGATTGGAGATGCGGCAACAATCCAACAGTGGATTATAGCCCAGAGGGCTGCTAAGAAAACATTTAAGGCGGTGCTTCCCGCAACGGAGAATACCGGGAGCTTTAACGATGAGGGAATTGTTGAGTTTGCGACCGACAATATAAAGGTGGGCGCTAAGACGTATTCAGTATGCGAATACTGCGCGAGAATAGCCGGACTTCTTGCAGGTCTTTCCATGACGGAGAGCGCTACATATCAGGTGCTTCCAGAGGTTGACGGCATAGCGGAAAGTGAAACGCCCGATGATGACATAGACAGCGGAAAGCTGATACTCATAAACGATGGTGAAAAGGTCAAGATTGCCCGCGGTGTTAATTCGCTTCATATTCTGTCGGGAGATAAGACGGCGGATATGAAGAAGATAAAGATTATTGAGGGCATGGACTTAATGCGCGATGATATACGCACCACGTTTGAAAATAACTACATAGGCATCAATAACAGTTATGACAACAAGATTATGTTTGTTGCTGCGGTAAATCAGTATTTTGACAGTCTTGTCCGTCAGGGCGTTTTATATGACGAATATGAAAACGCTGCCGATATTGATGTAAACGCACAGCGTGAGTGGCTTGCGGAGAAATACGATATATCCGAATATACCGATGACCAAATCCGCAAAGCTAAAACAGGAAGTTTTGTATTTCTTATCGCAAGTGTGCAGTTTGTAGATGCGATTGAAGATTTACGGTTTGCAATCAACATGGAATAGAGGTGATTTATTATGGCGGGTCAAAGAACTATGCCGAAGGTCGGCGCAGTTATTTCCGGTACACACGGGTATTTTTGGTGGAACAATTCTATTTGCTATGAGATTACATCCTTCGAGGCTAAAATCAAGACAAACCGAGAAACGATAAATTTCAGCGGACAAATGTGGGATGATTCTAAGCTGATGGGGGTATCGGGCTCATGGACTGCGAAAATAAAGAAGGTTTATTCAAGAGGAAAGACATATGCCGAAAAATTGTCACAGGGTATTGATGAACGACTGACGCTTGTGTCAAAGCTTGAAGACCCGGACAACGGCGGTACGGAGCGTGTTCAGCTTTTATCATGCTGGCTTGATGAGCTGACACTGCAGGCATTTGAAAACGGAAAAATAACTGAGGACGAGTTCAGCGGCGGTTTCGTTGGATTTAAGTATCTTGATACAATTGAAGACCCTTGCGCTTAATACAGGGACACTAAAAGATTTAAATATGGAGGGACAGTAAAATGGACAAAAATACAAAATTAACCTTGGCGGAGTTGATGAGACGCAAGGAGCAAATATTGGCGGCAAAGAAAACAAAGCAGACAAAAAATTTATACATAGCATCGCTTGATGCGGTAATTATGATAGAGGAGCCCGACGGCGCGCTATGTCGTGACGCAAACGATATGGAGCCGGGTGAGGGTGACAAGTATATGTGTTACGAGTGTATCAAGGAGCCTAATCTTAAATCGCAGGAGGCTCAGGACGCGTTCGGATGCGCGGAGCCGATGGATATTGTTGAATTGATATTCAAAGCCGGAGAAATTCCGCAGATTGCGATTGAGTGTATGAAGCTTGCTGGATATATGGGCGGTGTTGAAACTGTAAAAAACTAATCCGGACAGACGGCGATATGCAGCTTATCCACTACTATTTGCAGAAAGGCTTTGATTGGGACAGACTTGCGGGTTTGTCGCTGTCTGAAAAAATATTCTTGAAAGCAAGCATGGAGCTTGCTGTTGAAGAGGAGGAAGAGAAGTATAAAGCATTGTTAGGCGGTGGTCGGTAATGGCAAGAAATATAGGCGCAACGCTGAGCCTGAATAACGGTAACTTCTTCACCAACATGAAGTCTGCCGTCAGTGCGAGTAATAACCTTAAAAGCACACTGAACGGTACAACCACAGGCATGAAGACCTTTGGTTCACAGTCGAGCAGTACGGGAAATATCATTACCTCGCTTGCCTCCAAAGCCGCCGTTGCGGTTGGAGCATTTGTCAGTATACGGCAAGCAGTTAATTTCGGCAAAGATGTTGTTAATACCGGAATGCAGTTTGAACAGGGTATGGCGAATGTGTCGGCTATATCGGGTGCAACGGGAGCAGAATTAACGGCACTTTCCGATAAAGCAAAGGAAATGGGCGCAACCACAAAGTTCTCTGCGCTTGAGGCTGCCGATGCTATGAGTTACATGGGAATGGCAGGCTGGAACTCATCGCAGATGATTGACGGCATTGCGGGTATTATGAACCTTGCGGCGGCGTCGGGTGAGGAACTTGCGGGCGTGTCCGACATTGTAACGGACGCGCTTACAGCGTTTGGGTTAAAAGCAAGCGATTCCGCTCAGTTTGCCGATGTGCTTGCTGTTGCGTCATCAAAATCAAATACGAATGTATCGCTTTTGGGTGAATCTTTTAAGAATGTGGCGGCTACGGCGGGAGCAATGGGTTATTCCATGCAGGACACTACCACCGCGCTCGGTCTTATGGCGAATGCCGGAATTAAAGGCTCTGACGCGGGTACATCTCTGCGCGGTGTGATGACAAGGCTTGCAAAACCTACCGCGGAAGTCAAACAGGCCATGACGGCGCTTGGTATATCCGCCGTTAATACGGACGGAAGCATGAAACCGCTGTCAACTCTTATACCTGAACTGCAAACCGCATTCTTATCTCTGACAGATTCTGAAAAGGGTCAGTACGCGACTATGATTGCCGGAAAGAATGCGCTGTCAGGCTTTCTGTCAATTGTAAACTCAAGCCCTGATGATTTTTACAGCTTATCGGACGCAATAAATAATTCCGAGGGCGCGGCTCAGTCTATGGCAGATACAATGAACGATACCGTAAGCGGAAAGCTGACACTTTTGAAGTCTCAGTTCGAAGGTGTAAAAATTGCTATTTTTGACGCACTCGGCAGTTCACAGTTTAAGGGTGTGCTTCAATCCATGTCAGACGGACTCGGTGCGATTACTCCGGCTGTATCAACGCTTACAGTAGCAATCGGCAACGGACTGTTTTATGCAATACAAGGTATATATAATATCGGAATGACTGTATTTACTGCGGTGAAAACGGCTGTTGAAAACAATCAGCCGGCGATAGAAAGATTACATACGGCTTTTGATAATGTTAAGAGCAGTATTATCAACGCTTTCAGCGGAAACGGTACGGCGCTTATTCAGACACTTGCGAATGTAATCATTCCGACGCTTTGCAATTCATTATCTTTGGTGCTTAATATCGCGTCCGGAGTTATTTCTGTTGCGAGTGCGCTTTCACCTGTGATTGCCGGAATTGCCGGGGCTGTTACAGCCTATAAAATTGCCGTTACGGCGGCTAATGTTGTAGAAGGTATCCGTAACGGACTTATTGCTTTTTCGGCGGTTATGACGGGAACACAGGCGGCAGCGTTTGCACCGCTGACTACTGCCACCATTGCTCAGATTGCGGCAACATCTGCGCTGAATGTTGTGACAGGCGTATTTGGCGCAATTATGACATTTGTCACATCGCCTATCGGATTGGTAGTTATAGCGATTGGCGCAGTTATTGCCATAGGTGTGGCGCTGCATGAGCATTGGGATACTGTCAAGCAATGGGCAGGCAATCTGTGGAACGGTATCAAAAATATTTTTAACGGTATAAAGAACACAATATTTAATGCTTGGAACGGCGTCAAGGAAACTGCGTCAAATGTGTTGGGAGCAGTTAAAGATACTGTTTCCGAAAAGCTGAATAATATAAAAACCGCATACCAAGAGCATGGCGGAGGTATAAAAGGCGCTGCCGCAGGCGCTATGGAAGCGGTAAAAGGCTATTACACAGCAGGGTACACTTTTATCAATAATCTCACGGGCGGTAAACTTGGTCAGGTTGTTGACAGCGTAAAAACAAAGCTCTCTCCTATGGTGAATACCGTAAAGGAGAAACTGTCAGGTGTTAAGGACGCGTTTGGAAGCGCATTTTCAAATGCGTTTGAATTTGTTAAGAATTCATATAACGAAGGTGCGCTCAAGCCTGTGGTAGATAAGGTAGTCAATGCGTTCAGCGCGGTTAAGACCGCTATTGCAGAAAAATTTACTGGCATTAAAGATGCCATAGGAGAGAAACTGACTGCCATTGGTGATGCCGCATCAGGTGTAAAGGATAAAATTGCAGCAAAGTTCACAACCGTTAAAGATGCGGTAGTTGAGAAGTTCAACAGCATAAAGGCCGGTGTTGCTGTGGCTCTTGCCCCGATAATTGACGTGGTATCCAATATTGTCGGCGGAGTTCAAAGTGTTATTACAATAATTATTGAGGGAATACGGACTCATATCGGAAACGCGGCGGAAGCTGTAAGAACAACGATAACCAATATTATAGAGGGCATTAAGCTGAATTTTCAGAATTTCTTTACAAGCATAAGGACTGTTTTTGAAAATATAAAGGCGGCGGTGTCAGGCATATTTGAAGGGATAAAAACTGTTGTGTCAGGTGTGTTTCAGACAATTGTCGGCATATTCACTCTCAATCTTGACACCATAAAGGGTGGCGTGCAGAACGTCATAACCGGGATTACAGTGATAATTGACGGTGCAAAGCAGGTGGTTATGAATGCATGGAATGCGATAACCTCTGCCGCGACACTGACGTTTAACAATATCAGGACAGTTGTAACAAATGTTATTGAGGGGATAAAAACTGTAATTCAAAGTATTAAAGATACATTCAGCAATGTTTTTAATTCTGTGAAAAATATAGTGTCTAATGTCTTTAATTCTATAAAGACAACCATCAGTAACGTCTGGAACGGTATAAAGAACTTAATCAAAGCGCCGCATATCGTGCAGACGGGAACGATAAGCATTGCCGGAATCAGCACGCCGATACCGAAACTCGGTATTCAGTGGTATGCAAAGGGCGGTATTATGACGCGTCCGACAATGTTCGGAATGAACGGCGGCAATGCAATGGTCGGCGGCGAGTCAGGAGCAGAAGCCGTACTGCCTCTTGATATGCTATGGACAAAGCTTGCGCAGATTCTAACACCGCAGCCGGCGAGCGACAGACCTAATATCACTAATTATATTGAGGTAAAGGTGTATTCCGGTAATGACGATGATGAAACGATTGCCAATAAGGTGGCTACAAGGATTGTGGAGGTTATAGAGAATATGTAGACGGGAGGAACGGGATGGATATATATTTAAGCGTAAATAACAGAGCGGATATATTAAAAATTCCTGTTCTGCCTCCGTCATTCACGATAAGCAAGCCGCAGTCGCTGACAGCATTTGAAACAGTGTCACAAGGAGAACTGCAACTCATAGGAAGCCCGAAGTTGAAAAGTATTTCAATTTCGAGCTTTTTTCCTGTGCGCGATTATCCGTATCTTCGTGATACATCAATGAAAGGCTGGGAGTATGTCTACAAGATTGATACCTGGATAGAGCAAAAACTCCCGATACGCCTTATTATTACCGATACGCCGATAAATATGGCAGTGGCAGTAAAGGATTTCAAATATACGATTAAAACGGACGGTGACCTGTGGTACACATTAGAGCTTGAGGAGTTTAATCTGCTCGGCTGGGAAAATCCGCAATCCGATGAGGAGGATGAATTTGATATGGAGGAATTAAATAAATTAAAAGAACAGGTTGTTTATCTAATGGGACTTGTTGAGACATTGGCAAATCCGATGATATACAACTATATTGATGAAAATATGCCGGAATGGGCAAGGGAAAGTGTGCAGAAGCTTGTCGACAAAGGTGTGTTAAACGGTGACGGCGAAGGATGGAACTTAAACTACGACCAACTGAGAACGATAGTCTGGCTTGACAGATTGGGGCTGCTTGGATAATGGCGTCGGGAATTGATGTGGCTAACAGAGCCAGAGCAGAGATGCAGGAAATCGGCGGTCAGTGCGGCAATAACAACAAATACACTCATTGGTATTCCGATAACGTGGACAACATTGGATATAACTTCTGGTGGTGTGCGGCTTTTGTCACATATGTTGTCCGTCAATGCGGTGTTCCGACGAGTGTTGTGCCGAATTATGCGTACTGTCCGAACTGTATTGATTGGGCGCGGAGTAGAGGACGGCTGTATTCAAAATCTCAGCTTATAAGCGGAGCATATATACCGCAGCCGGGAGATATATTTTTGCGTGAGGGACACACAGGTATTATAGTATCAGTCAGCGGTAATCAGTTTACAACCGTTGAGGGAAATACAGGAGGTACGGAAAACTGCCGGACTGTGGGTAGCCATACTTGGACTTTTTCCAGTGGTAATTATGAATATGTGTTTAATCCGGATTATCCGGATAAAGTACAGAGCAATGGTTCATATTCTTCCAATGGAGTTGAAAGCTATATGTACTCGGAAAATTCCTACAGCGACAACAGCAATGCGAGCGTTGTATGGAATAACCGTGTTAAGGAGAATATCCATCCGAGAATGCAGAGCCTTGCCCCAATTGCTCCAACAGGACAACTGACATTATATGCAAACGATACGGATATAACGAAAATAGCCGGAAACCTTGCATGGAAAAACAGTATTTATGAACTCGCGACAACCATGTCTTTTGAAGTGGCAAAAACGGATGCGGCATATTTAAAGGATTTGATGTACACTCCTCAGGTAGGTGATATTGTACGCATGGTTACAAACACAGAAATTTTTCGAGGCGTAATAACAAAGGTGGATGACGGTGATGAAAACAGCAATAAATATACAGTGGTAGACCTTGGTTGGTATCTGAATAAGACAAGTCAGACGTATCAGTTCAAAAACATTTTTGTGTCAGACGCGATTCGTGAGATATGCGATGATCTGTCAATATCAATCGCTATGCTGCCGGAGCTTAATGTTAATATCAATCAGATATATTTTGATAAAACCATATCGGATATATTAACGGATATTCTTGATAGGTGTTACGGAGACTATAACTATGATTTTGTGCCGGAGGGATTGCGTATTTACAGAATAGGTGACCTTATTGCATATCCCGAATTTCGAGTGGCAAGTAATGTTGCGCAGGCATATTCGCCGGAGTATAAAGGCAGCGTAAGCCATAGCACATCCATTGAGGAAATGAAAAACTCAATTAAAATCACTTCGGAAAAGGATAATGTGTATACAGAATTGATGGTGCTACAAAATCGAGAGTTGATTGACAAGTATGGTTTTTTACAGAAAATCGTGAAGATTGATCCCGAAAAGGAAAACGCAGACGCTGTTGCAAAGCGTGAACTCAACGAAAACTCAAGAGAGAGTGAAACCTATTCATTTGAAATTGTGGAGAAGTATGACAGTTATACCAGAGCGGGTGAGGTCATAACCGTTGACGATACCAAGTACGTTATTGAAAGTACCAACCACAGTTTCAAGGATGGGTGGCATTATGACAAACTGGAATTACGGAAATTTTAGTCTGATTTTTTGATTACCTGTCAAATACTGTTGTGATATAATTAAACTCATAGATTAATCGGAATTTAATAGTGTAAAAATATTTTGTTAGAGTGAAATAAATTCGGTCACTTGATACTAGCGACAAAATTGGATAGTGAAAGAGATAACAGTGAAAGGCGGCAATAGTGTGAAAAAGGAATTTCTTACTGCTGATGCTAAATTTGTGTATTCAAAAAATGAATTAGGATATCAAGAAGTTTTGGACAATTTTGAAATGGCTTCTGAGATTACTATTATTACATATAACATATCTGAAAAGAAAAACGCTTTAGTTTCCGCATTGAGGAAAGCAGGCGAGCACTGTGTAGTCAATGTTATTACAAACATTCCTAGCAGGTGGGAGACATATTATGGTGACATCTTCCGGGATAAAGCAAGACAGAAGATTAACTTATATTTATCAAAGCTAAGACCAGAAAGTCTTGGTATTAACTCTACTGTATTTTTTGATTTTTCTAATCATGGGAAAATAATAATGACCGATTACATTGTTTATATAGGGTCGGCTAATTATTCGGAAGAAAGTGCAAATAATACAGAATTTGGATTTATATCAAGAGATAAAGAATTCATTGATTATATTAATTCTGAGGTTTTACCAGATGTTCAGGCCACAGCTATTCCATATTATGAATATAATTATACAGCCCTTTTACTTGAGGCTAGTGTGGCGCTTTCAGCAGTCTACAATATTAAAAACGAATTGTATGAAGAGGTTTATAGATTACACGATGATATAGATGGAGAATGGTATTATTATGTTGAATACGAAGCTACCTTAACAGTGGCAACTTTAGATAAAGTTGTTCAACTTGTAAGCGAGGCATGTAAGGTTGCAAGTGATATTTATGATGCAATTGATACTATTACTAACGGAGATGAAGATGAGACAATTACCACTAATGATGTATATGAAGAATTGTTAGCTCTATGCTCAAGAATTGAGGAGGTAAGGAGTTTTGATACACTCATTGAGTTATCGGAGTTTGATTCAGAGGAATATACAAATCACCAGCTACAAGAAGAATATGCAATGGAGGCATATGAAGATAATTTAGAGAATTGTATTGAAAGAGCATCAGATGAAGCAATGAGTGTTGTTTGGGATTTGACGCAAGTAGCAAAAGAGGATATAGACGAGTTGATTGAAGAAGTTCAGAAATTCTGTGAAATATACTCATCTTTTATAGAAAATCTACGGGCAAGGGAATTTAAAAAAATTAGTTCTGAAATAGATAACACATAAACTGCAGTTTTTAGAAATGATAAAATCGGAATTTATAGAGGGTGATTTTTTGTGATACAATTGATTTTTGAATGGATATACGAAAATGCAATGGCAATATTTATTTCATCTTTTATATCATTTTTGCTTTCCAAAAAATATTATGATAAAGCGAATAGAGAAAATGTACTTATGACAGTTATTTTTCCGGTTATTCAAATATTGGACCGTGAAAATTACTCAAAAAGAAATTACGAAAAACTTTATGAAATCAAGTCCAACTATGCAATTCGCTATCTTCATAAAAATGAACGCAATAAACTGATGATATTGATAAGTACTTACAAAGATGTATGTAAATATGATAAAGCCATGGTAGAAACTGATTGCATTATGTCATATTATGAATACAAATTAAAGAAAAATGGCATAAATCCCAAACCTTGTGCAATAACTGATGATGAAGGTGAAATTGTAGCAGATGATTATCCACCAGACTATCATTATTTAGCAAATCAAATCTATGATATTGTTTCATCAGGTGAATTTCAGATGTCGCCAAATGATTGTACAAACAATATTATTAATATAATCGATCATTATACAAAGGAACTCTATTCAGCTAAAAAAATATTATTATTTGATGATTATGAAATAACAGAAGTCATTAAACAATCAAATGTTACAAAGCAATGGGATGAGAGGTTTAATGCGGTCAAGAAAAGTCGACAAGATTTTTTGGATTTGTCTATTTCAAAAAAAGTATTACAGATATTAAATTATACAAAATTAAAATAGAAAATTAAATTCCGGTTTATGGGCAAAATTATAAATCATTTAGATACAATATATTAAGAACTTGGAGGGATTATAAAATGACAGAGACAATTAAAACATTAAAATCACGCCGTTCCTGCAGGAAGTTTGACGGCAGGCAGATTACAGATGAACAGCTTAATACAATACTCGAGGCGGGAATGTATGCGCCCACGGGAATGGGGAGACAGTCGCCTGTTATGGTAGTGGTTCAGGATAAGGAAACTGTTGCACAGCTTTCAAAAATGAATGCTACTATTATGGGAACTGACAGTGATCCGTTCTACGGAGCTGCCACAGTAATCGTTGTGCTTGCCGATAAAAATATCTCCACATATCTGTATGACGGCTCATTAGTAATGGGAAATTTGATGAACGCAGCCGAAGCGGTAGGGGTACAGTCCTGCTGGATACATCGCGCAAAAGAAGAATTTGAGAGCGAGGAAGGCAAAGCTTTACTAAAGAAATGGGGCATTGACGGCGATTATGAAGGTATCGGTCACTGCGTACTCGGATATGGAGAAAAAGCTCCGTTAAAACCGCGTAAGGATAACTATATTTATAGGGTATAAAATCGGTTTTATGAAAATGTATGATTAAAGGTAGATGGGATTTTTGAATACAGTTGAAGAACGCATTGACCCGTCAATGGTATTTCAGACGGAATTTGAGGAATGGGTGAATGACGGATGCAAAAAAGCTGAGGAATTAATGGGTAATTCCGATAAAGAAGATAAATAAAGTCAGAGGCGTATCAGAAATGATGCGCTTTTTTGATGCCCGAAAGGAGAAAGTGATGGGCGGTATAACAGATTTAGCAAGGCATATAAAAGACAGGGACAATCCCTCGCCGTACACGCCGATGTTCGGTAAAATAATATCTTTGCCGGAACTCACTATACAGCTCGGAAACAGGATACTGCTTGACGCGGATGACATCAAAGCTACGTTTGATATATATGAAACGCAGACCTATGATAACCATACGGAATACATACATCTCGGCAAAGAAGTTGTGCTGCTGCCATATTCCGCTAATAACAAGTTTCTGGCTATTGGGGTGGTTCAATGAAAAATACATTTGACTTTGATTTCAAAAACGGCGAGTTCAGAATGAAGAACGGCAATCCTGTGGTGCTGACGGGTATTGACGCTCTTAAGCTGTGGATAGAGAAAACCATACGGACACAGCTTAACCGATATTCTATATATAAAGGTCGGCAATACGGCGCTAATATTGAGGATTTGGTAATAGGCAAAACCTACGGCATAGACTTTGCGGAATCGGAACTGCGCCGTGAGATTGAAATCGCTTTGCTTAAAAATGAGGACATCCATAACATGGACAGCTTTTCAGCCGTAAACCGTGGTTCTGAGCTTAATCTATCATTTACACTTGCTACAAGCTATGGAGCGATTGCGGAGGTGTATAAGTTTGACACTTGAAGAGATAATTGAATATATGCTGTCGAGCGTACCGGATGAATACGACATCTCGGTTGGCTCGTTTTTTTATGACCTTCTTTATCCTGTGGCGGAACAGGTGTATTTGCTTCAAAACAAAATAAAGACTCTGTCAACAAATACTTTTGCGCTTACAGCAACAGGGGAGTACCTCGACCGTAAGACGGCGGAGCAGGGTATCACGCGAAAGGCTGCCACCTATTCAAGCGGAATAGTACGCATCACGGGAAACCGCGGTGAAATAGTATCGAAAGGCTCAAAGGTTGCCGCTGACAATATTCTGTTTTCTGTGGACGAAACTATGAGCGTTCCCGAAAGCGGATATGTTGAATTGACTGCCACTTGCACAACTGCCGGAAGTATAGGAAATGTCAAGGCTGGCGAAATAAACCGGTTTCCCGTAACGCTGCCGGGACTTACTGCCGTTGAAAATATAACGGATTTCACAGGCGGTTATGATGCGGAAAGTGACGCTGATTTACTTGAACGCTATCTTGAAAAGGTATCGCGTCCGAACGTAAGCGGAAACAAGTATCACTATATCGAATGGGCAAAAGAGGTTGTTGGTGTCGGTGATGTGCGTGTTATTCCTCTCTGGAACGGAGCCGGAACGGTTAAAGTGGTCATTGTAGATACAGATAATCAGCCTGCTGAGGCTGAACTGATTGAAAAGGTGAAAACACATATTGATGAAAACCGACCGATTGGTGCGGATGTCACGGTTGTAAGCGCAACTGCTCTTACGGTAAATATCACCGTCAAACTGACTACAGACGAAACGCCGGATATTCAGCAGAAAATTGAGGAGTCAATAAAAAGCTATCTCTCGATAGACGCACTTAAAAGAGCGTATATATCCTATGCTAAAATAGGCAGCCTCATTTTATCGGTTTCGGGAGTGGAGGACTACACTAATCTAAAAGTAAACGGCGGAATGGTTAATATAACGATTGCTGATGGGACTGTTCCTGTTTTAGGGAGCGTGGTGATTTCATGATTGTGAGACTCCCTGACTATTATAGGAAATCAAAGGTTGTAAAAGACCTGTACGCTGTAATTCAAAAGCTGCTTGATAAAGTAGCGGAAGATATTTCAGCGGAGGACTTGAGGTTATTCATAACTACAACCGATAACTTCTCATTGCATGAAAAGGATGTTGTATTGCCGGAAATCAGCGCGGACAATCAGACAAAACGCGCGAGGGTGATTGCGCGATTACAGGGAAATAATCTGCTTACCAAAGCGGAGCTTGAACGGCTTATTCTCATTTATGACAAGACAGGCTGCACAATAACAGAGGATTTTGCAAATTATACTGCAAACATTTTATTTGGCGACAGGACAGGCATTCCATACAATCTTGAACAGATACGTGAGGCTGTAGAAGAGGTAAAACCCGCGCACATAAAAGTAAATTATGAGTTTCTGCGCAATACATGGGGAGATGTGAGACGCAAGCTCGGAACATGGGGAAATGCAAAAGTATTTACATGGGAAGGCGGTCAGAATTATGACGGAAGGACGTGGTTATATGTAGATAACAATAATGTGTATTTAAGAGAAAACGGTGCGAATGCGTATGTGGTTTTGAAAAATGACGAACCGTATGCACATTTGTTGTAAGGGACACTAAAAAGAGAGGGGACACTAAAATGGAATATACACAGAATTATAAATTCAGACTTCCGGCGGATTCGGATATTATTAACATCGGTGATATAGATGAGAATTTTATAAATGTGGACGCTCTGATAGCTGCTTTACGGTCGGATAAAGCGGATAAGAATTCACCGAGCTTTACAGGAACACCAAAGTCAACTACACCGACCTCATCGGACAATTCCATGAGGATTGCCACAACCGCGTTTGTGCAGGCGCTCATATCAAGTCTGCAAACAGCGGTAAATACCTCAATTGCAAATAAAGCTGATAAAAATTCACCAACATTTACGGGGACACCGAAATCGACTACACCAACCTCATCAGACAATTCCGCGAGGATTGCCACGACCGCTTTTGTGCAGGCAATCGCAAATGATTTGGAGGAAAAAATAAATGCCATAAAGGTTTTTGTCGGAAATGCTTACTTGAGTGACGTTGTTGAATTTCTGACAATGGAAATATGCCGTATTCAATATGGAGGTCACAGCGAGTATGAATTTTATAAAATCAGATGTATAGGATGCCAATTAAAAACCGGTGATTATGTGTCGAACGAATCGGGTCAGTATACGCAATATGGCAGCCGAAACTCCGTCACGGGTGATTTTGTTATAGGCTTTAATCCCGATTTGCTTGTCGCTCTGCCGATAACCGCAGTAACTTTGGATAACTGTTTTTATGTAGGTGCTGCAAATACCTCATATAAAACGGTGTCTGTTACGGATATAACAAATTGGACAGACGAGCGGGAAGAAGATGATGCAACATATGCCGAGTACGATGTGGCTGTGATTCAAATAAATAATAATTAATAATGTTTATAAAGGACGGTGATTTATATGCCGGAGGATATACGCTTGGCTAAAGGAGAGGATATGGATGCACTTAAAGAAACGGTAGATGCTCACATAGGAGATGATTATATCCATGTAACCGCAGCGGATAAGGAAAACTGGAACGGCAAGGCTGACTTGTCGCTTTTGGATACGGAAGGCTATTTAAAGAAAAAGCTGGTCGGAGCATTGCCGTCGCTGTCAGCCGAATTTGATTTCGCTGACGGTGTTTCTAAATTCAACGAGTCGAATCGCTGCACTGCAACGGTCGAGGAGGCTGGCGGGAAAATATATCAGAAAATAACGACAGCTTCAAATGCCGCGAATGCATATGCGCTCGCTTTTTTAGATTTTTCTAAATATACAAAGGGAGCAAAGGAAATCATCATTGAATTTGACACAAAAATCAACGGTGACAGGTGGTATATCGGACTATCGGATTTAAGTCAGCGTCCGGGCGAATCGTACAGAACGGCATATGACCATACGGGAGTTGTGTTTTCGCAGGGAACAAAGGACGGAAGTTATTATTACATCAACGATAACCTTACATGGAAGGACAGCTTTTTTAACGGCTGGGTACATAGTTCCATCACGATAAATTTTGATGAGAAAACCGTTGCATATCAAATATCAAACGGAAATACATCTGCCACATTAAGCGGTAAGATTTCGTTTTATGACGAAGCAGCCGAACAGGTGACAGGCCTTGAAATTTATTCGTATGTAAACAATGTTGAGATGTGCATTGACAACATCAGCATTGCATCAAATTTCGGCGGAGAACGAGATGAACGCACTGTTTATGTCATATCTGAGGACGGTGCCTTTGCCGAGTACATCTATATAGACGGCAAGCCTGAGTGCATCGGACGGAGTGATATAGCCGAAAAGGTTAATGATTTGCTCGAAAGAGTAATTGCATTAGAAAATAAATAAGTCCAGCGGTGAAATGTCAAGAGGAAAATAAGTGAAAAAGCAAATATTTTTCACCAAATTCCGAAAGGTGCAAAACACCTGCCTAAGCCCTGTCGATCAAATTTTTAAAAATGAGCAGGGCGACCTGATTTCAGCAGAAAAGCTTTGCTATTCTGCCGAGGTATATAAACGATTGTCTTTCAGCAGTCGAAAGACTAACCGCACAAATTTACGAGCAGTTAATGCGAGTGCACGTTTGTGTTGATATCTGTTTACCTCTTTGTATTTGAGATGATAGAAGTCGCTGTATTCCTTGTCGCATCTTACAAGAGAAAATGCGGCTTCACACAGATAATACTTTAAAAATCGATTACCGGAGTTAATAAGCCTTGTTGTTTGAGCTTCGAAATCTCCGGATTGATGTTGTTTCCATGCAAGACCTGCGTATTTTGCAAGCTGAGCTTGATTGTGGAAACGGTTGATATCTCCGATTTCTGCCATGATTCCGGCAGAAAAAACCGGTCCGATACCCGGAATAGATATCAATACATTAGGAAGGAGTTCCATTTGAGTAGCGATAGCTTTATCAAACTCCTTAATTTGAGCTTCCAATGCCTTTATGGAGGTTATGGATATAGAAAGCACCTGATTAACAGAATCATTTACCGTCTTTGGTAAACGGTAAGAACTTCGGGCTGCTTTCTGAATGGCTTTGGCTACTGCATTGGGATTTGGAAAACGGTTTTTCCCCTTTTCCATAATAAAAGCAGTAAGCTCATGTAAGTCCATATCTGCCAATGCTTCTGCGGATTCAAACTCATCGTAGACTGCAAGAGCGGTAGTGCTGAAGGTATCGCTAAATACCTTCTCCTGTGTCATAGTAGAATACTTCTTAAAGAGTATGTTCATAAAACGTTGCTTTTCTTTGATGAGGTTGGAAACAGCGAAATAACGTGCTCGTGTAAGGTTCTGAAGTGCTTTGTAACGATAGTCACCGATGTATACCTCTTTGTTGATTCTACCGAAACGCAGGCAATCAGCAATAACAAAAGAATCAATGAGATCATTCTTAGGCAAGTCATTGTAAGCCTCTTTGAATTTACTGACTTGCTTAGGATTGAGGACATGAATCTTTGAATTAAAACGAGCTAATGCAGCATCTTCCCTTAGAAAATAAACAAGGTTATCACCATACACAGAGGTTGCTTCAAGACCTATTAAAACAGTATCTAAGGAGCAAGATGTCATAGCAGAAAGAATTCTTTTTACCAACTGTGAAGAACCGGTATGTGAGTTGGCAACAGAAAAGTTACAATGTTTACTTCCGTCAGGAAGCATGAAATAAACGACATTGGATTTGCTGCTTACATCAATACCGACGTAAAGTGGGTTCATAAAAATCACCTTCTTTCGTTAAAATTTTAAGTGTTCAATCGGTTTGGTAAAACCCATGATTATGGAGCATCAACACCCTCGCATATAAGAATCTAACTTAAGAAGGACAGATGCGAAACCACACTGCTAAATGGTTGTCCCGAAGCTTAAGAAAACAGCCAGCCGGTTTGAAGTTAACTTCCATATCAGGGGAACAGACTTATTATGAAGCAACCGCAATGGTTCAACAGGGGGACAAAGAACTATTACCTGATTGACACCAAGTCAATTATATCATAGGTTTACCAAACCGATTGATATTTTGAATATAAAAATATATCTATAAAGATATTATATGAGGGAGGAAAGCCAATGGAAAGCACAATTATTGTAGCGGTACTGTCGCTTATAGGAACGCTCGGCGGTTCGATTATCGCAGGTATTGTTTCAAATAACAAAACTCTCTACAGAATTGAGCAGCTTGAGCGGAAAGTGGAGAAGCATAACAGTGTTGTTGAGCGTATGGCGATTGCTGAAAATACACTTAAATCTCAGCAGCACCAAATTGATGAACTGAAGGGAGAGAAGCAAAATGATTAACTGGAAAGTAAGATTAAAGAATCCGATGTTCTGGACGCAGCTGGCAATGTCGGTGATTATGCCTATACTTGCATATCTCGGTCTTACAGCAGAGGATTTAAGTTCTTGGACAAGGCTTGGTGATGTGCTTTTGCAGGCAATATCAAGTCCGTATATTTTGGGACTGGTTCTTGTAAGTGTATACAATGCAATTACAGACCCGACAACAAGCGGATTTACGGACAGTAAGAGGGCGCTTACATACGATAAACCGAATAAAGATAAGGAGAGCAAAATATGAGCGCAGCAGATAAGGTTATAGAAATAGCCGAGAATGAGGTCGGCTATCTTGAAAAGGCAAGTAACAGTAATTTATACGAAAAAAATGCCAATGCCGGAAGTAATAATTATACTAAGTATTGGGCGGAGATAAAGCCGGAATATCAAGGTCAGCCGTGGTGCGCCTGCTTTGTAACATGGTGTTTCGTACAGGCATTCGGTAAAGATAAAGCGGCACAACTGCTTAAACATTATCCATATGTGTACTGCCCGACAATGTCGGGTCTTTTTAAATTGTATGCAAATCCACAGAGGGGCGACATTGTTATTTTCAAGAATAACGGAACATTCACACATACGGGAATTGTAACGAGCGTGAACGGTGATTACTTTACCACTGTCGAGGGCAACACCTCTGGTGGCTCTGCGATAATCGCCAACGGCGGTGGAGTGTGTAAGAAGGGCTATTACAACAGAAATCTTCCGGGGACAAAATTTTGCAGACCGGAGTATAGCTTAGTGGAGGAGGATGAACTTATGAACAAGGAATATGAGGAACTGAAAGCGGAAATAGCAGAACTTAAGGCTGCCGTTGATGAACTGAATGGTAAGATGATTTACAACTATGTGGATAATAATATGCCATCTTGGGCGAGACCGACCATTCAAAAGATGATGGACAAGGGATTTCTGCAAGGTGATGAAAACAGCTGTCTTGGACTGACGGACGAACTGCTGCGTGTATTTGTGATAAACGACAGAGCAGGAGTTTACGACCATAGATGGGACGGTACAAGCGAATAATTGATTTTATGCCCGTTAGAGATTGATTTCTCCGACGGGCATTATTTTTTGGTTCTTGTCACTGACAATAGTGTCCTTTTATTGTTAGAAGGACTAATTCTTTTTATAAATAACGGAGGTAATCGCAATGGAAGAAAACAAAGATGTATTGGTGTCAATCGGAGAAAAATATATGCTTACCATAAAAGAGGCGGGCGCATATTTCAATATAGGAATCAAAAAAATGCGCAGACTTGCTGAAGATAATCTCGGAGTTTTCTCGGTTTACAGCGGTAACAGGTATTTAATAATACGACCAAAATTCGAGGAATATATCTGCCAAACTTCTACGATATAAATTGATTTTATTTGCCGTAAGTAGTTGACTTTCAGCGCCTTTAGAGTGATATATAGTGTAAGCTGAATTTGGCTTAGAATCAATGACAGGAGGATTTTTATTATGGCAGGAGAACTAAAACCGAGCGAAAAGTACACGCTTTTAATAAAAGAGGCGGCAGAGTATTTCGGGATTGGTATTAAAAGGATGAGACGGTTGGCTGAGAATAACGATGGTGATTTCAGCTTTTATGCAGGAAACAGATATGTTATTATCAGACCGAAGCTTGAGGAATACTTACTTAAAAAAGCGGAGAGGAGATCGGACAGTTATGCAGAGAGTGACAGCGGAGAATAAGGATTTATTAAATCCATCAGAAACGATTGAATATTTTAAACTCAGCAGAAGAAAGTTTTATGCTCTTATCAAAGAAAAGCCGGATAATGATTTTATTGTTTTCTACGGCAGCCGCAGGCTGATTATCCGAACGGCATTTGAGAAGTATATCTTAAAACACCCGGAGCTTAGGAGGTGCAGATAATGGGCATCAGAGGAAGAATAAGACGAGATTCAAAGCACAGAGTTTTGAGAGCGGGAGAGTCAATAAGAGCGGACGGCAAATACCAGTTCAAGTATCATGTAGACGGCAAACCGCATTTTGTGTACAGCTGGAAACTTGAACCTACAGACAAATTACCTGCCGGAAAGAAACCGTGTCTTTCATTAAGGGAGCTTGAAAAGCAAATAGGATATGATTTGGAATCACAGTCAGATCCGATGAGAAAAAATATAACGGTGAGTGAGCTTGTGGAGAGATACCTTTCCACTAAAACAGGAGCGAAACACAGCACAGTGACAAATTACAACTTTGTGAGGAATATCTTAAAAAATGAGCCGTTCGGGGAGAAAAAAATAGCGGAAATTAAAACATCGGATGCAAAGCTTTTTCTTATTAAAATGCAGAGTGACGGCAAAGGCTACAGCACGGTCAAGACGGTGCGCGGAGTTTTAAGACCGGCATTTCAGATGGCGGTGGACGATGATATTCTGAACAAGAATCCTTTCGAATTTCAGCTTGCCGGGGTTGTGGTGAATGATTCTCATACACGGAACGCGATTACAAAGGAGCAAATGCGACAGTTTTTGAAATTCGTGCATGATGATAACTGCTATTGTAAGTATTATGAGGTGGTTTATATCCTATTCCATACAGGAATGAGAATATCGGAATTCTGCGGTCTGACACTCAAAGATATTGATTTAAAGAACCGAATTGTCAATATTGACCATCAGTTGCAAAGAACCTCGGATATGCGATATGTAATTGAATCAACCAAAACAAACGCGGGAACAAGGAAACTTCCGATTACTGAGGACGTGGCAAGGTGCTTTAGGGCAATAATAGAGGACAGAGAACCGCCGCAAAGAGAAAAGTTCATTGATGGATATGCCGGATTTCTGTTCTATGACAAAGACGGAAATCCGCTTGTAGCAATGCACTGGGAACACCGATTTAATCACATGGTAAAAAGATACAATGATATTTATCGAATACAAATGCCAAACATAACACCGCATATTTGCAGACATACATACTGCTCGAATATGGCGAAATCGGGAATGAATCCAAAGACATTGCAGTATCTTATGGGGCATTCTGATATTGGAGTTACGCTTAACACCTACACGCACCTTGGACTTGAAGATGCGGCAGGTGAACTTAAACGTATGGAGGACTTGGAGAATGCAAGAAAGGAGCTTGATAAAACCTCCGGCAGAAAAACGGTAACACAGAAGATGTTTAGGTCGGTTTGATGAATATAGGAGTAAGGACGGCACTCAGGCTACGGCTTGGGTGCCGTTTTTTTGCTGCAGTTCATTGTTATCACTACTGTTTTGTGTAAAATTTTGTCGGAAATGAGAATTGATTTGATGTGTGGAATATGGTATAATTATTTAAATGTATAAATCGGAATTTATCAGAAAATGAGGAATAGTTGAAATGGAGGCGCTATAATAACATGAAGATTGAAGGGAACCAGAAAGAACTG